TGGATGTTGAAGGGGGCGAATTAGACGTATTAAACACGATTGACTTTACAAAAACAGAAATATATATAATGTGCATTGAACTAGATGGACATGATCCAGTGAAAGACGACCAATGTCGCGAATTGTTACAGATTCACGGTTTTACTTTTCATAAAAAACTGTTCATAAATGAATTTTGGGTGAATGAAAATTATAGTCGCAAAGATTTACTGTTTGATAGTGAAATGCCCTTCTTTTTCTCTAGTATTGATAAAAAAACGAAACAAAATAATCTTGGGGTCTTTCCGTTTGTTGAGTATCATTTAATTGATGATATAAACGACGAGTTTAATACATAATATATATAATATTGTATTCATAGTATATAATGTCGATTATACCCGTTGAATATTGGTATGATCCAAATCATACCGGAACATTACGTATTTTAGACCCTAATACCAAAACTATATATGGAAGTGATCCTAGAGAACTTAAATGGAAGGTCTTTTTTGATTATAAAGATCATCATACTTTAGTGGTTGATTTTGAAACGAAAAAAAAACATCATGGGCGAACTATTTTAGAAACAACCTACAAAAATATGCGCAACGAACTACATTGGTCTGATGGAAATGTTTGGAGACGTATTCGACTCGATCCATCTATCGTCTTGGATTATTATAAACACTAAATATCTTATTTTAAATATAAGATATTCATTTACTTCTTAATAGGTCGGCATTTATATAAACTCTTGGTCGGTTTTGAACACACGTCTTTGTTACTAATTCCACTCATATAGGCCAAATTCGGCGCATTCGTCGCATCGATAATCATAGCCCATATTGTACCCATTAATGCACCTAGAATTAATGAAATAAGTAAGTATTTTGGACTAGAGCATAAATTATTCGTACTCCACATCATATCGGCAATAATTAATATAGGGAATACTATAAAGGTTGCGATATTCTGGGTCTGTAGATTGTTAATTGATATAAAATATGCCAAATAGGATAATGTGTAACCAAATACAGTTTGACTTAGTGGCAGTACTGAAATCGGTTGAGAATTACCTAATGTTAATTGAGTACAACGGATTTTGGAATAATCAGTTGGCATTAATCCCTTTGGTGGAGAAAAACTCTTTAATATATTTCCAAGAAGCACAACTACGATCGTTGCCACTAATAATCCAATCAAATAGATAACCCCCTTTAAATCTTGGTTAAATAGAGATTGTAGTGTAAAATAACTGACAATAATAAAAGGTGCCAGTCTAAAAAACATGTACAGTATGTTAATAATGTTGAGATCCATTTACAATTTCTTTATATTAGTATTAGAAATTGTAAACCACTAAAGTTTGTTTATTCTTATTTACTCAAATATGTGTTTGAGTACTTCGTCGATGTGATCGACGGCATGAAAAGTAATTTCTTTCAAGTCCAAGACACTATTATATTTTGTTAAAAATTCTTGGAAATCCTCTTCGTTTTCAACGGGATATAAAATCGTTCTCACACCTGCGCGAATGCTTCCTAAAATCTTGGAGTCAAGACCACCTATTGCTGTAATCCTTCCGCGTAAATTTGTTTCACCTGTCATAGAAACTGTGTTATTAATGGGTTTATTATTTAATAAACTATAAATTGCTGAAGTTATGGCACCACCAGCAGAAGGACCATCCTTATTCACGGCTCCTTCGGGACAATGAATATGAATACCTTGGTTTTTCGTTTCCTCAAACTGTTTCATTAATTCTTTTTGTCTTTCAGGAGGGGTTAATGACCAAGCAAGAGTCTTCGCTACGGTCATACTCTCTTTCATGACATCACCCTGCATACCCGTGAGTTTCAAGTCCAAGAAGTTACTTGCCGGGAAGAAACGTGTCTCAATGGGGATAATACCACCTTTTCCTAAGGCATTTGCCCACATACCATTCATGGTACCCACAATAGGTTCTTTGTGAATCTTCATATCACTAACCTTTCTGTTTTTCTTCAAAAACTTTGTTCCTAAATCTTCGATTGTTATATTAACAGGGAGCTCTATGACATCATCATTCTCATTTGCGTCCAAGAGAGTTAAATTGATTTCACCGTATAAATCGAAGAGAATTTCCTTTAATTTTCTTACACCAGGTTCCATTGTGTATGTCTCAATAATGTATTTGACCACCTCTTCTGAAAGATTCACAGTATTATCGAAACCCATTTTCTCGTTTAACTCTGGTTTAATAAATTTATCCACAATTACGATCTTATCTGTCCAAGAAAGATTGTCAAAACGAATGCGGTGAATACGATCCAACAAAATACGATCAATTTGATTAGGGTCGTTGTAAGAAAAGATGAATAAAGCTTTCGACAAATCAAAAGGAATGCCACTGAAGAAACGATCCTGAAACTCATCGTTTTGTGTTCCATCAATTAAATGGGTTAAAATACCGATAATTTCACGACCTTGTTCAGTTTTACTTACTTTATCTAACTCGTCAATATAGATAATTGGATTCATACACTTACTCTCCATCAGTACATCAACCACCTTACCCCAAGTGGAATTGACATAGGTGTAATTATGACCTTCTAATGTAGAACCATTTGACGAACCACCAAGAGCAATAAACGAAAAGGGACGATGAACACCATTTTCATCCTCTAGACAACTTGCCAAACCACGCTTGGCCAATGAGGTTTTACCCACACCAGGAGACCCTTCGAAACCAAAACAATAACCCTTTTGCTCACCATTAATCCATTGACCAACAATTTTTAAAATCTGACGTTTTGCTTCGTCGTGACCGTAAATACAGTCATCCAAATCGTCCTTGATCTTTTTCATGGAAACATCTACATTATGTAATTCGTCATGAATATTTGTCAATTGTTTGTGAATATTGATATTTATATGACTGGGGTTAATAATATTTAATGCCTCATATACCTCCTTCTTTAATGATTTGTCTGTATTGGCATTGTCTAGATATTTACGGAGATGCTTTAATAAAGACTCTTTGTTGCGATCCTCCTTTGGAATAGTATTTACAAAAATATTCATTAATTGGGTTAGTGTAGTCTTGTTTTTCTTGGACAGTTTAGATTTACATTCTTCAATGGATGTTACTAATGACTTACTGTCAATATCATCCACCGCACTTTTAATTTCGTAAAGTGTGTATTTGTTCTTTTGTTGAACATTGGCATCAATCATGTGACTCATGTTCTTGAATGTATCATTCAATGAATCCATTTTACATAAGATCGGTTCTTTTCTGAATATTCCAAATGGGATCTTTACAAGTGCCTCTAAATATTGCTTGGATTTACTACCCTGATCGTCAGAACGACTCTTTACCTCCTTCAATTTCATTAATGCTTTGTCCTTAATTTTGGGTTCAGCCTTCATTAACAATACTTGTTGCTCCAACGAAATCTTTGAAGTGTCACATGACTCTAGTGCATTCTGTGTGAATTCAATTGTGTTAATCATAGTTTCTTTAAAATATTGCTTTAATTTCCAAGGTAAGGTTTCGTATAAGATTGTTTGTTCGGTAGTATCCGTGTTTTCGGTATTCTCATTCGCACCTAGTAAATCGTATAACATATACGCAATATACTGGACCTCATTGTCTAAATTATAAATGAGTAAATTTACCAACATTTTACGTCTGGAATTAGTTTCCATTTCAAAAAACTTTTTAACAATATTTTCTACCTTGTTGTTTTTTACATAATCAATGTCTGTTTTCATTATTTCAAACTTTTTTGAGAAATCAAGGTTGCTAAATATTAATAATTCCTTTAATGTAATGCTTTCGATAAAACGTTGTACTAACTCCTTGTTCGATTCATGTTCAAGTAGAACTGTTTCAATTTCACTCAATCGGATTTTCACATATTCATTATTTTGTAAATATTGAAGAGGAATGTCTTTTACTAATCCTGAAACGCATAATAATTTCTTATCTTCACTATTTCTTATGACCGTTCTTAGTCCATATACAGATTGATGAACAGATGAATACATTGTAGATGGTTCAAAACATTCTAGATGACTTGATTTATCAATTTGAATAGTGTAGCTAGTTATTTTATTCATTATATCCTCGTCCGAAACTTCGACCTCCTTCCATGGCAAATTTTTATAACCAACCGGAATGAGATATTTCTCAATAAGTGCCAGTTTGCTTGAAATATAAGCATTCTCCTTGTCATAACTATCAATACTATTGTATTTTGTACCAAACACTACATAATATATATCGTTTATAGAGTATGTTCCGTATGTTGAAAAAACCACAGATAATTTATCAAAAATAGTTTGAATAATAGTTAATGTTCCGTTCATATCAGTCTCTGAAATAGGCATCTTTACTTTGATGTCATTTGCCAATTCGTATATAGTGTGTAAATGATCTGTACATTGTCCGACACTTGTTTTAGTGAAAATATCATATTGCTTGCAATATTCTAAAGAAAGGTATGTACGCTGAATTATATCAATGACCTGATCTAATTTCTTGTCGATGAAATTATTAAATTCACCGTTATTTACCTTTTGAGGCAAATTTATAGAGGGATTTGTTTTTGGTACTTTAACCATTCTGTATAATGTAATAATATATTAAATTAATTTATAACAATTATTTAAACCATATAAATGTTTATTCGTATTACTATCTATCAACATGGGAATTCCTAGTTATTTCTCGTATATTATTAAGAATTATTCTAATATTATACGTAATTGTAAGCAAATAGCAAATGAGTCTATTCGTTTTCAATATTTATATATGGATTGTAATTCCATAATTTATGATGAATTTCGTAAATTAGAGGAAATAATTGCTAAAGATATATTTTCTGTTGAAGAATTGGAAAAGGTGCTAATCCAAAACATTATATCTAAAATATCGAGTTATATTAGTGATGTTAAACCGGAAACGTTGGTATATATTGCTTTTGACGGAGTAGCACCTTTTGCTAAAATGGATCAACAACGTAATAGACGACATAAAAATGGTATGTTGAAAAAAGTTCAAGACTGTATTATGGACAGTGTTAAACCCTCCATTTGGAGTACATCAAATATTACACCTGGTACAAATTTTATGAATGAATTAACAAATAAAGTTACAAAAGCGTTCGTACATCTTGAAAGTCATTATGGTGTAAAAGAAATTATTGTATCTGGTTCGAATAAACCTGGCGAAGGCGAACATAAGATGTTTCAACATATTCGAAAAAATAAAAATATTATACATGGAAACGCATTAGTATATGGTTTGGACTCCGATCTTATCATGTTGGCGCTCTTTCATTGTCAATATTTTCATAAAATTTATATTTTCCGCGAGACACCTGAATTTGGAAAACAATATATCGAACAATCTGATAACGGTAGTTATTTGTATATTGATATAATAAATTTTTCGACTGCCATCCTAACTGAAATGAATTGCGAAGTGTATGATCATCATCGTTTGTATGATTATATATTCATGTGTTTTTTTCTAGGAAATGATTTCTTACCTCATTTTCCATCATTGAATATTCGGACAAACGGTATTGATGTTTTACTCGATTTATATCGATCACAATTGGGCAAACATAAACAACGGACTTTTATATCACCTACTTTGGATATTAACTGGAAATGGGTGAACTCATTTGTAAATGAATTAGCAAAGAATGAGCGAAACCGATTGATTAATGAATATGATATCAAAGATAAATTTTCCAAGCGTACATGGGGTGTAAATAATGAAAAAGATCGGGATTTTTTGGTACAGAGTGTTCCGGTTATTTATAAACAAGAGGAGTCGTATATTTCTCCACAGCATTCTTATTGGGAAATGCGTTATTATAAGTCACTGTTTCCTTGTGATACCGATAATCGCGATATTTGTGTGAATTATGTAGAAGGATTGGAATGGGTGTTTCGTTATTATACAGATGACTGTCCCAATTGGAAATGGACCTATAAATATAATTATCCTCCGTTATTTAAAGACCTATGTAAATATATTCCGAAAACCAACCAAACACTTCTATCGACAAATAAACAACCCTTTTCTCCCTTTGTACAATTGGCATATGTTTTGCCTAAGAATAATCATAACCTATTACCAGAACATATTCAAAATATTTTAACAACGACTAATTACTATGATGATGAGATTACGTATCAGTGGGCGTTTTGTAGATATTTTTGGGAAGCTCACGCATTGTTACCAGATATACCGATGAATGTTTTGGAAAATTGGGATAAAAATTGGAAATAATAAAATTGATACTCGGAACTCGTAACATGTTGTATATAACTTATTATTACGATGAATACATATTTTGATGAAATTAAGAACATAATGACGACAACCGTT